ATTTGACACTTGATACAAACCTTCGTACCCTTGTATGTCCTTAAATATCTCCATACACAAATATACAAAATAGCAACGACATTTATGGCAAAAAGAAAGGGGTGACCGAAGCCACCCCAATCTAAACACATATGAAAAACCAGATTTAGATGCCCAATGAAGTGGCAACCGAACCTTGCACTTTGTAGGGTGCATCTCCCTCAATGGCAGACAAAGTCACTTCATAGCCGACAGAATCGCCCATTGCAGTTCCAGAGTTTGCAACCATTGAAGTCACATCTGCACCATACTCGTAGCCACACAACCAGTAGTCATCGTTATTGTCTTTGACAATGCAGAAAACACGACCAGCAGCCAAGAGTTTCAATTCATTGCGCTTGGCAGTTGAAAGCCTACGCAATTTGAAGGCAACATCAGCCTGATTGAAAGAAGTTCCGTTCTCGGTGCTTACATTGGTGGTGATTACCATTGAACCAGTTCCCTTGGGAAGTTCGTAGGTAAAGACATCACCAGAAGCAATGGTTGTAGCAGTTACTTCGCTACCACCGATTGAGAATCCAGAAGCAGCCCAATCAATCAAGTGGATAGATTTGATGCCTCCGACAGCGTCTTTACAATCTAAGGTAAAGCCTTGGGTTAATGAACAAGCCATAATCTATCCTTTTATGAATTAAGCCAAAGTGAACTGAACCAACTGGTCAGGGAAAGCAACCTGAACACCATACTTGCAAGTCATACGGAAGCGAACTTCATCGTTGTCTTGGCTGTACCAGTATTTCAATTCCTCCTCTTCATTAGCCAAGTCAGTACCAACAAAGAAGTTGCTCAAACGACCAGCAAACATACGGTTAGTTCCGTTCAAACCACCAACGGCAACAACCTTCACGTTAGTTCCGGGGTATACCATCTCCATTTCAGTAGAGGCATCGGGAACATAGTGGAACAAGTTGGCGTTCTTCAAGTTGGTCAACATCTTCTTGTAGTTGTCAATACCTACCCAGCAAACCAAGTCATCAGCAGTAGCGATGTCAGCAGGAATAGCAGCGTAGATAGCATCCAAGATGTCATCAATGTTTGAAGTAGTTACGGCAGTAACTGCACCGGTGTTACCAGAAATTGTAGAAGCAGAAGCAGCGTCAATGATTTTGACAAAGCCATCAAACTTGTTGGTGTTGGGGTTGGTGTTAGAAGTAGCGGTGTCACCTTGCCACATAGCAACTTCCAATTGCTTGGCGATTACAGAAGCTTTACTCTCGCTGATTTGCTGCTCAAAAGGAACGGCAGTAGGAGAACCAGCAGCGATTTGGGTTTGCATCCACTTTGCTTCCAAAGTCTTGGGACACAAGGTCTCTTCAACTTTGATTTTACCAACGGTGATAGTACGCTGAGAAAAAGTGGTGTTTCCAGATGCGGTGTAACCGCAACCATCGGCTTGGAAATACACATCAGAAGACAAGATGTTCAAAGCCTCTGCGCTCTTAACACCTACTTGAACTTGACCAGCTGCTTGAAGCATAGAAGCGGTCTTAGAACCGAACAAACTTTTGATGAGGATGTCGGTGTTTTGCTCGTTGACATAGTTAGTCAACCCGGTAACATTGAATGCCATAGTTTTATTTATTTTTTAAGTGATTGTGCAATTTTTACGATGTTAGCCATTTGAGCATCTTTCTTGCTCATTTTGACTTCTTCTTTCTTTACGGGTTCAGCAGAAGGCAGTTCAGCGATAGCCTCTACCAAATCAACAGCCTTCATAACGGCCTCAGATTGAGTAGCGAACTTCTCACCGTACTTTTCCATCTTGCTATTCAAATCAGCGATAGCGGATTTCAATTCAGCGATGGCAGTTTCAAAGGCTTCCATTGTGGCAAACTCAGCAGCCTCAACTTCAACCTCAACCTCAGGTTCTACGATTTCAGTCACCAAACCACCTTCGGTAGTGACCAACATTCCACCTTCAACTTCGTGAGTTGCGTCAGGAGCAGGAACAAGACCTTCGTTTGTAACAACGAACAAAGCCACACCTACTGCCAATTCACCTTCCCATTGAATCTCTGTGCCGTCAACGAGCATAGCGGATGCCATCTCAATCTCGGCT